ATCCAAATAACTTCTAAGAGTTGGTCTATTTGAGAATGTATTATTTCCTTCCTCAATTAATATACTGTTATATAAACTTGTAAAATCTATTCTTAAATCAACAATGGCTAGTTTTTGATTGTAAGCAATTTGTTGTTGATCTCCACCTTTTACTACAGTCATGTTTGTAATGACACATGGATCAAGATTATAAATGCCAGTGGCTTTAATTTTATGAAAGAATGGCCAGTTGTATGTTTTACCATCATCTGAACGCGGAAGTGCAAGCAATAAAAACACTGCCAATGGACCCGTTATATATTTTAATGTTGATTCGTAATTACCTGGATGTGGATTGTATAATCTAATTGTCGCTGTGTATGATGGAGTGTAACCGCTATTTCTCCAGACTTGAGGGAAGTCAACTCTATGTCCTGCAAGCATTTTATTTACTAATTGTGCACCGCCTCCTAACATTCCGCTCAAATTTTGAGCTTGGCCAGCTTGCATCTTACCAATCATTGATTCTATGCCGCCTGCTATATCTTGGGCTGCTCCAGATGCTCCTGTTAATACACTTCCTGCTGCACCGCCAATTCCTTCACCCAGTTCTTTAGACACGTTCCCTAATGCTTTTACGGCCTGTGTCCCTGTTTGTGAACCTGTCATTTGAGCTAACTGTGACATTCCCATTGACGCAACATCTGTAAACTTCTGTAAAAATGTTTCGCCATAATCATTTGTAAATGAATCTGTTGGAAAGTTGTCAGCTAAGAATGCTGCTCTAATTGGTATTGGCGTATCAAAGCCATGTTTATTTAAAATCTGCAAATATTTAGCAGAATCATCTTGAACTCTAAATAGATTTAATCCACTTTCGAATGAAGGTTTACAAGGGATGATTTCCATGACGGGCATACTATTCACGATCATTTCATCGCTTAACCACGTTGATGGTGGTAGACCATATATCCCTAAAAATGGATCCAAGTTTCTAGCCATTATCTATCTCCTTAGTTGATGTTACATCTTGTAACATCACTTGCAAATTTATTACCTGATGAGAATCCACCGCCTGCTGATCCACCTCCCCCTCCATTCATATTAGAGAGAGTACTATTTGTCTGAGCAACAATATTTGTATTTTGAATTACTGCTGCTGTTGTCTTTTGCCCACTATATCTGATGCTTTCATCAAGTCTATTTTCCAATTTGTTCATACTTCTTCTATGTTCCAGGACTTCTTTTTGTGACATATAAACATCAGTATTTGCTTCTCTTAATCGATCAAGGCCAAGACTACCACCTTTGGCTTCTCTGATTGCATTTCGTCTTAATTGTTCAGCATGCATTCTTTGCTCACGACGAAATCTTTGATTTGGAGTAAGAGAGCTTACATTTGATGCTGCTGATTTTTGGTCTGGTTCCCAAGGTGCAGCTCCTTCATCATTTAACCATTTTTCTAAGTCTGATGAAAATGTTCTGTTGTGTATTGATTTAACTGTGGCTTTTACTCTTTTATATATAGCACCAATTACTGGAATTTTTTCAATGTTTTCATCTAACATATCTCTTACTTTAGTAAATACTTTAGATATGGCAACAATAGGGAACATGAGAGTGTACAGTTTTTCTTTAAGATCTAATTTTTTCCACAACCAAGAGAATGCACCTTTTACAGCGCCTATTATTTTTCCAACCCACATTTTAATCCAATCAATTATACCTGATAGAAAACTTGGTTTTTCCCACCAGTCTCTAAATTCTTTAATTGCACCACCGAATATTTTATTGAATCCCCATTTTGCAACAACTAAGACTGATTTTGCTGCTTCTCTAAAAGCTTTCATTGGGAATGTAACAATATTCCAAAGACCTTTTGCTAAATCTCCAATTGTTGCTAATGACTTTGAAATTCCTTCAGAAATTTTCTTTCCTCCAACAAAACCAAGAATGCCTCCGGCCGCAGCTCCAATTGCGCCACCCAACATTGTCCCAAGACCAGGAATAACCGAACCTGCTGCAGCTCCTAATGCACCGCCTTTTAATGCTCCGTGTTTTGCTCCTGCCCAACCAGTTTCTCGGCCCCCCATAAAACCTGCAATACCTCTTATAATCCAGTTGCCAACAAACCCTGTTGCATTTCCTTCACGGATAGCGTTGAACATATCCCAAAGACCCATGCCACCACCGACAAGAGCGCCAGCAGTTACACCAACCATTCTTCCAGCAAGTCCCAAACCAAATTTTCCTGCTGTTCCTAATGCACCACCTGCTTTAGTGGCTGCACCACCAATACCACCGAGACCAAGTTTAGTTGCAGCGCCGCCAACAGCTCCACCAATCAGAGAAAGAGCTGGACCTAAAAGTTTAGTCAACTGACCAATACCTTTAAATAACATATCTTTCAAAAAAGTTAATCCAAAGATAGCAAACTCCCAAATTTTACTTCCCCATTTTTTCAATCTTTTTCTCATACTATCCATCATACCAAGTTGTTCTTCTGAATTCTCTGCCGCTTGTTGTGTTGCTTCAGCAGTAGATGCAATATTTTGTGCCATACTTGGAGAATGTGGTCCTTCTCTTTTCTCTTGAGCTTTTTTCATCTTCATTAAGTTAAAAACATAATCTCTAATATCAGAGAAATTTTCTTTAACTGATTTTCCACCCAAGAATTTATCTCTTAGATTTTCTTTTGTTACTCCCATATTTCTAAATACTTTGCCTGGTTTTAAGAAATCTGAAAGACTTGATATTCCAGCCTCTTTCATTGCTGATCTATCAAGACCAAGTTTTTCTATCATTGAATCAAAGATAGATTCACCCATCGACTGAATAGATCTAGAGGTCATCATTTCTCGAATTTGACCGAACATCGTAGTTGTCTTTCTTTCAGGAACATTTATTGTACTGCCAGTTGCTTGTTCTGCCATTGCTCTAGTATAGACTGTAATTTTATCTATCTGCGGCATTAAGCGTGTGTATATTAAAGATAAAATATTTGCTGATTTCAAAAATACATTATCAGTGGACATTGCTCTTCTAACATCACCAGCGTATCCACCTCTTGCTCCAAATAGAAACTTAACAGGGCTTATGATTGCACTTTGTAAAAGATCAGAAAACATTAACATGTTTCTAAAAGCTGGATGTTGTAACAAAGTTCGTTGCCATGCAATTCTTAAACGAGATGTCATACCAACCATAGCAACTTTCAATTCAAGAACAGCTTTTAATAGTCTGTTTTGCCATGAGGCTTCTTTTGTATCTCTTGCTTTTTGAAATTCTTCAATGAATGTTTGAACTAATCCTTTTTGCTGTTTTTGTTCTCTCTCTACAACAATAGTTTCAACTCTTGATAATCTTTCAGACATTAAATTGAGAGTGTTATTTAATTTTAATGCAATATCAGCAGATTTGGCCTCATCAATTTGCTCCAATAGTTTATCAATTGGAGTTACAACTTCAGCTGCATGGACTTCAACAATCCCACCCTTTCTGATGAAACCACCTTCTTGAAGATGTGGCATTGCTTCTTCTTCTGCTTCTTTTCCTTTACTGAATATTCCTGATATGGTTCCTTTCGCTTTTGACACTCCTTCAGTCATTGCATTTTTTACTTTATCTTTTATTCCTTGTGCTGCATCCTTGAAGACATCAGTCTCCATAAATTTGCCTGCAAAATAACCGAATAAAGGAGTGGCTGTTGATAATGCCATTGCTACTGTGTTTGTTCGATTTATACTAATATCTTCGCTGATTGCTTTTCCGTATTGGTTTATAGCTTGTGTTGTTGCCTTTCCTGTGTCAACAGTAATATTTCTCACACCAGTTGCAAGAGAATCAATAGTTCTTCCCAAACCCTTTAAAACATTACTATAACCTTGAGCAACGTCTGATGTAATTTCACCTCTTTCCAATTCGAGTTGAGCCATCATTTTTTGCTGTTGTTTTGTCAACGCACTGACTTCATTTGAAACTTGTAGTCTTTTTCTGTTTTGCTCTTGTGTTATGTCTTCAACGCTTCTATGAAGGCTATTTATCCTTTTCGCTCTTGCACTATCCATATTAGTCGTTGTTTCTCGTAACAAATCTTTCGATTTTATTTCGTTTCTAATTTCTGGATCCATTCCAGGTGGTAATTTTTTATCAGCCATTTAAAGATCTCCTTACAGCTTGTTTATCAATTTATAAACTCTTGGGTCTGGTTTTTTGAGGGTTACAATTACTGAAATTATTTCTTCAGGAGCATATGTCTCTTGGTAACATAATATATCCATTTTTTGAGGATTTACATTGAATACAGTTTCGTATGCAGTATAGAATGGATTGATCAAATGTTTGTTGACCATAGCCGCCTTAGATATTAACTCTGGAGCTCCCATTTGATCTGCTTTCCAAAAAATCTTTATCATTACAATATACTGATTAACAAGTTCTATAAATTGTTTCTGTGATAAGGTTGTTTTATTTTGAAATGCAGTTATAAGCATCTCATGATATTTTTGTAAATTCTTATTATTGAAGTCTTTTAATTTTCTTATTTTCAATGATAGAAAGGAAACGATCTCTTCTATTTCTTTTTTATTAATAGTATTTATATTCAATGAAAAAATTCTGCTCCAATAAAAAGTATAAAAGTTTATAAAATCTTGTTTAAATGTTTGATAGAAACTATTTCCAAATTCATAAGCTGATCTGTGAACTAACTCATGAATTGTAACACTAGCAAGTATATTGTTTGATGCGAAGCTAAATATATTAGCACCGCTTTCTACAAAAATAAATACCATTTTTCCAATGCTTAAACCAAGATTATATTTTAGAGAAGATGGTTGTTTTTTCAAAATTGATTTATAAATTTTGTCAGTCAAATAACATGGAACTAGTTCATTTTGCATCATTAATTTTGCTAAAACTTTTGTGGTTGGTTGAGTAATTGAAGTTTTAGCCATAGCTTTTAAGTATGATTGTTTAAGTTTTGTGGACGTATATATCTTTATACCACCAATAGTTGTAACTACTTGTAACTCACCTCTTGGGGCAGCGAATATCTCTGTTATTTGTTTAACTTGATCTTCCATGTTATCTCCCTTATTGATTTCCTTCATACATGCCTAAAATATCAACAAACCCTCCCATTTCATCAATTCTTTCTTTAACAGTTGCCATTACAGATTCATTTGTGAAGTTTTTTGAGAGTCTTGTATTTCCAGTAATAATATCAGCCATTTCTTGATTTATTTCTGTGTATGTTTCGCTATCAATCATCAATGGTGGGTCATATTTTCTTACGTAGAATACACATGAAGTTGCTAATGCTAAGTCATCGTGACATCCTGTGTCTGCTTCAACTCTACCATTTGTTTTTGTTACAAGTCCTGTTAATTCCAGAGCTAATCTTTCTGATTTTATACACTCTGGATATTGTGTTACATATGAATATAGAGCATCGATCATCAATGGTCTGGTTTTACTATTTGTTGAAAGACCAGGTAATATTGTTTGTTTACCGCGTCTTTCTTTGTAAATCATATGACCTACTTCACTATTATTCAATTGTTCAACAACTTGGTTCCCATATGAGTTGGATTCTACAACAATCAAACCAGGATATTGTGCAGCTAAAACTTTCACAACTTTTACATAATCAAGGACTTTACTTTTACCTTGATACTCTGCAACTTGTTCAAGGGTTTCATAATCCCAAACAGTAACAGCAGATTTATCTTCTCCATGTTCTGGTGCGGTATCAACACCCATTATATAGTATTTACCAGGTATTGGATTTTTAAATCTCCACAATTCTCCATTGAAAAGTTTCAGTCTTTCAATTGGTTCTGCAACAGCATCCTGAACTTTTTCAACTGTTTCAGGTTCAAAGAACGATCCCTCAGCTGGCAAGAATTTTAGTTCCAATTCCTGTGCAATTTTTCTTGGATCATTATCAAACAATCTACATTGTGTTTTATACCAATCAGGATCATTTGCTAATTCAGGAATCATTTTCCAATGAATAACAAATGGTTCGAAAATATCATCTCTTGAAATAGATTTTTGGTAACGCTGAAAATACCACTCTCCAACGCCCATTGTTTTATTTGGTGTAGAGAGAACAACCGTTCCATAAGGAACATTTGCTTTCTTTGCTTGCATCTGGTTTGTTGAAAGAGCAGGAACCATTGAAGTCCAAGCAGTATCAATATGATGAACGAATGCTGCCTCATCGATTACCAAGAATGTGATAGCTTTACCACGAAGAGTTTTATCAGGAGCATTTGGATTTACTGGTGAAGCATATACTTTGCTCCCATTTGTAAGAATGAAAGATTGCTCTGTTCTTTTTGCAAATCCTCTTCCCAAAGGACCCTTTGGAGGTTTCATCCATTCAGGAACTTTTTCAACCATTCCACGGATTGCTCTCGCAAAGTCTGTAGCTTCTTTTCCATCCTTTGAAATAATACCAATGACGGCGTTATCGAAAAAGATCGATAACCAGGCAGCATATGCTTGAATGATTGTTGAGATTCCAATCTGACGGCTCTTTAGTACAAGAACATATCGTTTTGCTTCGACCAGATTTACTAACTCGACCTGTTTTTTGTATGGAATAAGATGCGCGTCTTTACCAGGAAGTTCAATCATTATATAATTACGGCAGAAGTATTCGAAATTGTTTTTGCATCTGAGGTATTCCGTAATATACTCATCTGCCATATTTTTTAGTTCAGAAACTTGAAGTTTTGGCATCCTACTCTCCTTTTATTTTTGTTCTAAAATAAGATATATATCTAGAACTATATATATTAATTAATGAAATGAAATGAGTGAATTTTTTTAAAAGGAGGATAAGAATGAAGGAGAGAGGTTTTGGAGTAGTGGTTTCTATTTTTTATTCTTTTGCTGACGTGGCGATAAAGGTAATTAAATTAAAACTCGAGTTAGGGGGGGTGACCCCCTAATTCTTTTTATTTGTTCTAACTAAATTTACTGTAGCAGTTGTTTCCCAATCTGAAGGTCTTCTAAACATAACCTCTGAACTCCAAAGAATATATTTTCCTTCAAAATCTGCATACTCTACAGTTTTTGGTTTGAATTTTACACACTCGCCTACTTTTGTCAGATGTAAAACTGGAAGGTTTCTTTCAATGTTTATTGAAACCGTTGACATGTCAGCAATTGTTCTTCCCATTCTAGAATTGAATATTGCTTCGTTTGTATTATCTCCAGTATCTTCATTATAATATTTGGTTCTATTTACAGCAGTATCGATGAACAATTGAGAAGCTGAAGATTTAGATTGATACATAATAGAATATGCTGAAGCAACTTGATCTAATGATTGTTGAACTGTAGCCGTTAATGTATTATTTGGTCTAACTAAATGACGAATATCTGTTGCCAATGATGCAAACTTTGCATTACCAGAATAATCAGTTTGAATTGTATCATATGTATAAAAGGTTTTTCCATCAACACATTCTTCTAAAATTCTTTTTGTTTCTCTTTCGTCTTTCATAGCAGCTAATTCATACACAGTAAAAGTCTGAGCTTTTTTTAGCCTTCTTGTTAAATTCATTATATTCACAGTTTTATCATATTGACAAAAAACTCCAGGCGTTCCATTGAACAAACCAAATCTTTGATCAAGATATCCATCAAACATATCCATATCGCCTCTATTGTACTCTTTTATAATTTTATAAAAGGTTGTTGGAGGAATACATACTTGATCAATGCTGGATGTGTTTCGACCGTCTGTATCATAGTTTACTGATGCTCCAACATCAGATGCTAATCTTGATATGATACTTGAAAGATTGGTTCCTATGAATACTCTATTAACAAGAGTGTTCATTATTACATATGCATCTCTAGCAACAGTCACGACAGTTAATATAGTTCTGTCTTTTTGAGTTTGTGTAGACATTTCATCTTTTTCTGTAAGTTGAAAATCAGACGAAACATACATTAGATCAATATCAATTCTTGGGCCAGGATAAATTTGTTCTCTATGAAGAGTTATTCCCAATTTAATTGGAGCTCCACCGAATAGATCTTCTATGATTACATCATTCGGATCGATGCTCATAACGAGTGTGACTACCTGATATGCTGTAGATAGTGAAGATGTTAAATTTACACTAATCATATCATTCGTATAATCCAAGTCTTTGATCTTGACTTGAATATCGTAAGTTCTATTTGGAGTGAAAACTCTTCTTTCCTCTGGCATTCTATCTCCTTTTTTTATTTTTTTGTTCCAAAAAAAATACGGGAATAGGTTTGGGGATGGTTTCCCACCCCCAATTTCAGAGATTTAGAACTATGATACCGGAAGCCTTTCTAAGACTTCATACATCCGTGCTGGAATAACGAGAACGCTTTCTGCTGCATTCTCCATAAGGCGCTTGATATTAAGATTCGGTTCAAAACTACTATATCGAACGATCGCTAAGAACACTTGCCATGCTGAAGGTAATGGAACCGGTTGTCCTTCTACAACATCCGGAAGCATTTCTTGGAGAAGATTCGAAACTTCTTCTCTTCTCTTTTTGCCTAAACCTTCAATGACATCCAATACCCCAAGCATTTCATCTTCTGTCAATCTACTTGAGAAGCTCTGATCAATCATATCCACAATGCTATCTGAAAAGATTGTCATGTATGAAGCAATTGCAGATGAAACGCTCGTATCAGAACTTTCGATGTGAACCTGGCGCATCTCACCAAGAGAGAAGCCAAATGTCACTCTCCGTCTATCATATTCTGTTGTGATACCGAATGCAACCGATGCGGCTCTTGTACCGTTGTAGCTATTGTTCACGATCATAACTGGAAGTATATCTCCAACGTTCGGAGTATTCTGTGAACTTTGAATGACAATCTCATTTCGTAAAGACGTCAACTGCGGATGAAGAATGTGATTCTCGGTCATAATCGGCATACCAACTGAAGCAATGGCATTTCGGATTCTGTCATTCAATACGTCGTTTCCGATGAATTTATAAAGATTCGATACGGTACCACAATATTCATACTCAGGTGTTTCTTGCCCTTCAGTAATATCAACGGGTCTTGTATAGATTGCTAGTCTTGGTAATTCTAAACCATCCGTAGGATGAGGATGATTGTCTTCATGAGGTTTCATAGTTGCTAATTGACGATAGACGACCTCTGAATATCTATCGACGTAAGAGTATTGGCCTTTGTAATCTAACTCTGTATTCAGGCCCATATCTCTGGCTCTTTCTGCAAAAGGTGTCACTTTTTGATCTCCCTTCTCAATCTCTGTGATAGAGATTTCACGAGTCTTTTTCTCATTGTTTCACGAAATAGTTTCATACGTCCTTTGAATATATGATGAACTATTATTTCACATGCTATATTAAGAACCTCGGATGTATCATTGACTTGGCCTCTTGGACCGTATCTATTTTTCTCTAAGGTTATTTGACCATCAATATCTTGAAGTAGGATGATTGTAGATTTTTCTACAGCTTTTCTGCTGATATATTGTGAACCCACATATCTCTTTACTGCTTTTTGTGTTGGTACTCCCCAATTACAATCATCATCCTCTATCCACGGAGGAACTATTGTTGGTGCCATTATACCCTCTTCGCTTGAAATCGCATATAGATATCTCGACCATCAAATTCATATGGGGAAGCCATCTTGTGAACTTGAAATCTGTTTTCAAGTTCAAAGAATTTAACTGCTCTTGATGGAGTCCAAAGAGATGCATGAGGGCAACCTGGTTCATTTACAATTTCAGTAGTGAGAAGAATATTGTTAGATTCAAAATTTGGACTATAAACATCTTCTTCTAACAGCATCCTTGCAAGGATTTCATAATTTGGAACGATAATATCAACGACGCTTCCTTTTCTTGTGATTGTTGATAGAAGATAGATGAAATACAATAATCTATCGAAAGGAACATGCTCAAGAAAACGATAGATACACACAATATCAAATATCAATCTTGTTCGTTCCATAAATTCATATGCATCTTCATTGCAAAAACACTCATATGTATCTCTCTTTGTTCGGTTTGAATTCCAAACTAAAGCATCTTGTTCAATTGTTTTTGGTGAATATGCTGAGTAATAAGATGTATCCAAGTTTACAAGGAAGTATGATTCAACCAGTTTATTCAATACCGATAATGGTTTTTGTTTTCCTGCTGCTACATTGAGAATTTTCATATATTACCTCACGAATTCTGTTATTATACTTTTAGTAAATGGAGCTATATACAACTGAAAATATCTTTCTTTGTCAATATCATCTGTATCAATGACTCTTAGAGTTCTTTCTGATATTTCCATTTCCCCATAACCTTTTAGAAAGATATTGATTTTTCCATTGCTCAATGGAATACCGAATAATTTTTCATTGGTCGAACTCATAAAGTTATCTTTTATTTTTTGAAGATTCCTGAAAATAGAATCCTTATTTGCGTAATTGATTTTACAAATTTGTTTGTAAACATTATCCATTTCATCATAACGAAACGAAACACCTTTAACTGTTATTTGATTGCTATCATCTAAAGCAATATATGTTCGTCTATCTATTGATGAAATGAATATCAAAAAATGTTGTCTGATGTTCAATGGAACATGATGGATGTTTGTTTCTGTCAATCTTTTTGTGATTATTATACCATCGTACTGTCTTAGAATAATATTGTCTTCCTGGATATTATTCCTTGAAATGTATTCGTTAATGATTGATCTCGTTGTGTTTCTTAATAGAGATGTTAATTTTGGATTCTTTCTCATCATTTTACCGATTTGAATATTTCTTTCAAGTTTATTATCTAAATCGATTCCTGATAAATCAAGATCCAATTTTTTCATTATTGTATAATGACAGGCTTCAATGTCATATAGAAATACATCTCTTTGAATCAATTTTGTGTTTGGGTTTATATTCATAGTGAAGATGGTAAGGCAGACTATGGATCCGGCGGAACGTATTCGCCGGTGGAGATGAAGAACGATCCTTTTACGTCTGCCTTACCAAATCCTTTACGCTAAGATATTAATAATGACTCCATCGATTTGCAGATGGTGATTGATGTCTGTAACTTCTGCTTGGCGTGCAAGAAGCCATTCAACAACGTCATTATTTGTAGTGAGTTCATCAATTGCTTTTGCGCTCTGTTTGTAAAGCAATTGAAGTGCTTCGAGATCAGCATTCAGAAGTAGCTTGGCTGATGCATCCGCTGAATTGTGTGTCAATACTTCGACTTCCGTATCTTTCTTTTTGACGCGGGTTGTTGCATACGGGATCAATTTTCCATCAATGTTGTTACAGAATACACAGATCAATCCTGTTCGAACTCCATAACTTTTGATATAGATATCGTTCTCGTATGCATTGACGATACAGAAGCCATTGTTGTAAACATCCATCGATAGACCAGGAAGATTTAAGACCGGATGAACATCTGCATTTTCAAATACACGAAGTCTTCTTGAATCTGGTTCTTCCGAACCTTCTTCATTCGATTGATCTTTCACAGCCATGATCAATGTTTTTGTTGGATCAACTCCACGAATTGCAACTTTGACTTGATTGATGTTATCAAATCTGTCGCAATTTTGCTCGAACCACGGAGTCAATTGTGTAATACCAATAGTTTGTGTTTGAGGTTCTTCTGCTTCTTGTGTGGTTACTTCATCTTCGGGAATGTCAAGTTCATTTTCCGAGAACATTACCTGATCTTCCGTTGGTGCATCTTTTACCATGCGGGATAAATTTTCACTCGTGTTCATTCGTTTTTGTCTCCTTTACACAGATATCTTTCCACTTCTTTGAATCCTCTTCTGGATTCACTCTCCATTGATTGGCATCGATTTTAGCAAATGATTCTATAGAAGCCCCTGCTAGAGCCATAATTTTGATAACTTCTTCATATGCCTTTACTGGTGCTACTCCATTATTTTCAAATTCTTTACAGGTTAATAACCAGGGTGGTAAATCCCTTTCCCACACCCCTGAATATGCTGCAATAGCTTTGTTTACATAATGTTTTAGGAATACCAAGAAGCTTGGAAGACTAAGAGATGGATCGTCTTGATATTCCCCAAAGACACTTCTTTCATACTCGCGCTCTTTCATGTAAAGGCGCATCATGTTGAGTTCATTTTCAGGTGACATGAAATCTCCTTCAAGATAATAATCGACTTACATATTCTGCGTTTTTTCTTAGCTTGTCATGATAATCTGGCATGTATTCAAGAACTAATGTGCCGTTCCATTTGTATCGATTTTTTAAGTCTTTTACGAATCCAACCAAATTTAAATCGCCTTTTTCTGAATTGAAAGGTAGATGTTGTCCGTATTTTCTTGATCTATTTGATAGATGAATTACAGTTGTGTGATCCAAAAGGAACCCCATAATTTTATAATCAAACCAAATGTCTTCAATGTGACTTGTATCGATACACATACTAACGTGAGGATAATATCGAATGCATTTATCAATTATTTCTAATGGACTTTTTAGTTCTTTTTTCTTCTTCCATTGAAAGGTTTCAATTGCTAATCTATATGGAACTGTTCCTGGATGCAATTTATTCTCTAAATAAAACATCAAGAAACGTTTAATATTTTTATTCGGATGTATAATAAAATCAGTTGTTCCATAAGTATGATTCCATAATGCCATCAATGACAAAATTTCAGTTGGCTCTCTTTTTGTTGTATCTAAAGGAAGATGAAAAACAGGAACTTGTGTGCCAATTTTATTTAAAATTGTTAAGATGTATTCTTCTTGCTCTTTAAATCTATCGTATTTGTATGCTGCTAATTGAATAGAGTCGGGAACTTCTTCTAATTTGTATCTATTATCTTCACCGAATCCATATGAGATTGCAACTCTTATCATAGATAACGCCTTCCGTCAAATCCCCCATGAATCCCTTTCCAATTTATGGCAATTGCTTCAGATGTATGTATTGATTCCTCATGACTGCATTTTACAATCCAATCGATAACCCCATCTATATTATCAATTGATTTGGAAATTGATCTGATTGCATCTTCGACAAACATTGGGTTCTCTGCTGCAATTCTTCCAATTTCTTGTTCGTCAACCCTCTTTATGATTGGGTATGGCAGGGTTGGTAAAACGCTTTCTACTTGTTCAATAATATCTTCAAGCCAAATGTAATTACTACCATTTGTATCGACCTCAACGATAATATCAGCAAATGATCTTTGATTGTGAGGATAACCTTTTCCATCCAAAGCATTGCATAACTCAGCAGAACAAGGACAGTATGATGCGTATTGAATTTTTACTCCTTGAAAGAAACGATAATACCACTTTCTGATTTTCGTAACTTTATCAAGGTCTGTCATTTCAACATCATAAAGCTGACCTTCAAATCTGCAATTGTAATAAATTGGAAATTCATTATCAGAGATTAATGACTTTCTTTTGATTGGTAATTTAAAATCGAATGTCATATATGCTGCTGATTTGCCTGGTTCACTGCTTTCTCCGACATTTTTAATCAGTTCTTCAAGTATCTGTTTTATCAGTAAACTTTTCAGTGGCAAATCAAGGTACGGTTTCAATGTAAGTAGGAGTCTCGACATTGAAATGCCTTTTATGTCTGCATCAAGACTTGTCCTTAATGCAACATTAGCTGTCATCTGATGGAACCCTCCATATTTTGATTCCAGCTTAAATGGCACTTGAACATTTTCAACTCCTACTTGCATGATAGGGAGTTTTACATTAGGTTCTGTACATTGTACATCAGGTAAACACTCACTTGTTGTCATATATTATGATCCCCCTTACATAGTAAAATACACATCCGTCACTTTATCTTTCCATGCTTCAAAATCTTGAGCTGATATTTGTGAATCAGGCATAACATCTAGATTGTGTTCTCTATCATTTTCACATGCGAAATAAATAGCATCATCTCGCATTAAATTATCAACTCTTGTTAGATTATAATCTTCATCGATTGAATAAACTTCATCGTTTCTTTCACGAACGAATAAAATTTCGCCTCCACATTGAGGACAATACATTTTTCTCATACATCTAAATCCTCAGGATTGAAATGAAATGGCTGCTCTTCTTTTTCTGCTTCTTGTATCTTTTTAGCTTTCTGCTCTTCAGCCATTCTCATTTCAGCTTTTAGTGCCTCAATATCGAGATTTATTTTATCCATCTCAGCTTGCAACTCTTCTTTTACTCTGAGTGGTATTTTATATTTTGTTATCATATCATATTTCATTTCAATCTGTGGTTCGGGAATTTCTCTTTCTATACCAATGCATGTATCGAATCCTTCAGGAACTGTTGACGATGCATCACCAAATGGTTTTTGCATTAAATATTGGTCGAATACATTATTTGCTTTTATTGGTGTGTCAAGATATTTACTCACAAAATCTCTATCATTGTCTCCAGTTCCATAGAAATATTTATCTCTTGTGCTCATTTGTGTTCAACTCCTATGACTGTCAAATAGGAATTCATCAATTTAACTGATTCTGGAACCATATCCAATTCTTTCGAATCATCTGTCATTTGTGATTCAATAACGTTGCGAATGTAAGAGTTTTTCAAATCGATACAATCTGATTTGGTTGTTAAGAATTCATGTAGATTACAAGGAGCATCATGCCCGATCAAACATGCGGTTTCCATTTCACCACATCTCTGACCTCCCTTATTCTTTCTTCCTCCTAATGGTTGTAATGTTCTTCTGGCATATGCGCCAATCCCTCTTGCAGCTAATTTCTCTTCTGCAATATGAACCATACGGAAGAAGTAAATGTAACCAACCGCAATTCGATTGATCAATTCAACTTTAGAAACAGGATCTTGTATTTTGTATTTGAATTCAGCTCCTGTGTATTCCATTGCTGCTTCAACATGTTGTAATTTACATGATTGAAATGGAGCTTGGATGATCGTAAAATTTTCAATAAATTCTTTTGTTATCTTTTTTGGCATTTGTGTAACAAACTGTTCGGAATACCAATTCCCTTCGGTTTGATCAATTATATTAATGAATCCTAAAAGATATTTTTTAATTTCTTTTTGTGGAGCTTTATCATCAATCATTTGCAGAATATTTGTTTTTAATGTTTCCACTGCCATTGCTAAATGTAACTCATACAGCTGACCGATATTCATACGAGAGATTATACCCAGAGGATTGATACAAATATCCAAATGCCTTCCATCTGGTAATTGTGGCATTTTATCATGAGGAACAATTCTTGAAATCACTCCCTTGTTTCCATGTCGATTTGCCATTTTATCGCCAACCTTCACACGACGAAAGTGGACACCATACATTTCAACTTGAATGCCATTAATCTTTTCTCTCTTTTGTTTATATTTTCCAACAAACGAGAACTTATCAAGACCTTGTTCTCTTATTGTTTTCATTGCCTGGTCTTTTGGCATAACTGATTTTAGGACCTTCTGAATATCTTTTTCTCGGTCCCTTTGATTTGCAAGTCTTTCTTCGACCCATTCTTTAAATTCTGGAACTTCCTCATTCCAATAGTTTCCAAACAAATTGACTTCTGAAATGATGAAATTCTTTTTTGCTTCCAATTGGACTGGTTCTGAAAACACAGAGTAATGCTCATCTGAATTCAATTTCTTTAAGATTGCATATGGGTCGCCTGCATTAATTGTTTCAAGTTCATCAGGTAGTGGTTTGTATTTATCATCTTCTAATGATAACAATACTTTATCAGGTGTAATTGTAAATGATAAATCCTTATAGTGAACAGATGTCAAAATATCTTCTTTTACTAATCTTTCGGATATGACAATTCCATCCTCATAATTGTTTCCATAGTAGACCATCACACCTGTAAGTAAATTTCGACCAATGTTTATACAACCGTTTGTACAGAAATTGCTTTCTGCTAAGATATCGCCAGCTTTGAATTTGTCTCCGGGACTAACATAGATATTAAGAAAATCCATGTGTTCAACGTAAATTTTTCTGTAACGAATATCAAAAAGATCAGCTTCCCCATCTTCATACATAACAATAATGAAGTTTTTATCGATATGAACAACTTCACCATCTTTCTTTGCAACCTTTACGAATTGCGTATATGGAGTATATAATCCTTCTGACCCTGAACTGATCAATGGAGTATCGAACTCTCTTAACATGATTGCTTGTCGCATCTGAGATGATGCCATTTGTAATCTTGTTTGGTCGTCATGTTTTAAGAATGGAGTCATTGAAACTGGTATTGAAATTGGGTGTTTATCTTGTGTATCTCTGGAGAATTTTAGCTTCTCATCTAAATTAACGTTGGCTACTAAATTCTGTAATACTCCACAGTTATCTCGGTCAGGAGTATCGACCGGACACAAACGACCATACATTGTTGGACAAATATCTCTCAAATGCTTCGGAATATTTTCTCTCTTGAAACCGCCAGGACCAAGAAGACTGATTCTTGATAGTTTCGTTAATTCTTCAATTGGATTGATTGAAAAATCAAACTGAACAATATCTGATACATTGCACTCCGAAAGTATCTGCGTTGAATTGATATTGAATTTTGGTTGTCTTGAAGTTCTATTGGAAAAGCATAAATCAAAAATGATCTTTGAAATTTTTGCAATTACAACATATTCAAAACAACGAACTCTTTTATTTGTGAAAAGGGTATCATCAATTGATCCTGTTTTAAGTATTTCTGATAACTCTTCAAGAATTGATTCTTTTTCCATGAATTGTCTGGACAATAAATCAACTTTCGGAATCAGATCAATTGCGTAAATTATGTCTTCGCCTTTTGATTTTGCATTGTATTTCGAATATTTTCTTCCAAGTTCAAGAATAAAATCGTCAGTTGTGTAACCAATCGATTCATCACAATAAACTTTTAAGTCGTGCCTTAATATTTCATATAGATTATCACTTTCGGGATCGATTTCTTCTTCTAAATCGTATTTTTCTTTTACTTCTTCGATTCCATAATATGCAAGAAGCAGAAGACCAAAAGGAATTTTCTTTCCAAGAAAACTCACTCTGATAAATGGAGCTTCCTTGTCTTTGAATATCATTAAGGTTGCCACATTTGTTCTCAGCTTTATAGTTTCACCCCTTGTTACAACTGGAATGTCGAAAAGCTGAAATAAAGGAATTTTTCTTCTTCCATTGATATAAACATAATTCCCATCAATCAATTTTGGTATGAATATGCTCAGATCAATTTCAGAGGATCCTTTTTGTAATTTAATTGCCAATGTTTGTTTTAGAGTTTTTGCTAACTCTCCCGATGAAAAGCGTGAATCTTTTAAATTAATCTCATTGATTTGAAAACCAATTTCTTCAACGGGTTTAACTATTTCTTCTACTAAAGGTAAAATCTGGTCATAATCAAGCTGACGAAGTGTGAAAATATTTCTTTCATCGTCATTTATTGCTGCAAGTGGATTAATTATTTTCAAGTTTAAATCCCCCTATCTTTACAGAACTTTTTCAATGCTTCCTCTAGATTTGAATCTTCGACATAATAAGGATCGCCATTGAATTCAATTACATTCATTAATAGTTGTGTTAGTCGAAGGTCTGGATACGCATACCAGACCTTCTTGACTAACCCAATGATTCTTTCAATTCGTTCTGGTTCTCTCATGTAATTCTTTCGCCCTTTAGAATCTTATCCATGACTCCTGAATAACGTCCTTCGTATAAGATTCCTTGTAAGATTGATCGTTTTGGATTGGAGAATGCCATTGCAAGAATCCAACTTTCTTGATTTGGCACTGATTGAATGCTGTAATAATCGGGTTCAACTTTATCACGATCATCCAACAATCTCCATTTTTGATAATTTTTCCACATTAACTGCGCAACTACGCATTCAAAGTGAACATGATGTATATCTTTATCATATACCTCAAATAGTTCATGTACTATCATCGTATATGTCTTATTTTTAAATTTATGTAGTAACTGTGCTACTGATGCGAGATCGCCAATAATGTCTTTTTGTTTCATTGAAGATCCTGTATCGTCTGATTCTCCTTTGATGACTGCTGAACCAGATGTGTGAAATGTTCGGAGGACTAATTGTGTTCCTCTTTCACCCAATGTTTGTGCTGCCAGAATACCAATGAAACGACTATTCAGACTTTTATATAAATCACCATAGCATTTTTTGCATATCTTTGGAGATTTACATAAAATAGGACTTCTAATCTGAACAACTTTATTGACAATATCTTTGTAATTATCATGTGTAATTTTGAAAAACCCTTTTTCGTCTTCCGTTAAACACCAACGATTGACTAACATTCGAGCTTTTCTTAGTGAATTAACATCTACTTCTAATGTATCTGTGGTACCACAATCTTCTAGATCTAAATCAATTTGTAAATTCGCACATGTGAAAATTAATTTTCTTGATAGATATCCTGAGGTCCCTGTATTCAATGCAACATCAAGAAGACCTTTACGGCATCCATATGTTGAATAAAAGAATTCCTCTTGGGTTAATCCATCAACCAGCGAGTTCTTAATTGGTAATGGCAAAATCTCACCATCAAAATTTGAAATAAAACCACGAGCTAAGATTAGCTGTTTGACCTGATCCCAACTACCTCTTGCTCCTGATTCAATCATATATGAATATTTGAATTTTTCTCTTAACTCTTGAATTAATGTTGGATTTGAGAATGCAACTAATTGGTCTCGTATTTCATCATTTGCAAATATATGCTCTTTGATTTCACTTGCGCCTTCGACTGGGAAGTCTTGTAATGACATTGTGCAACCAAATAGAGTTGCATATTTGAATCCTTCCCTTTTGATATTATCTAAAACTTGAACAGTCACATCAAATGGATATTTGTTTTTAATATCATTGAGGACTTGGATTAACTCTTTCTTTCTCAAGATTCCTTCTACAACTGGATAATCTTCTGGTAATTGTTTGTTGAATTCTGCTTGACCTGCTAATATTTGTTTTCCTTTACATTCAACTTTTTCTTTTGAGAATCTTTCTGAAGTAAGGTAATAAATCCCCAAGATTATATCCTGACTTGGAGTTGTTGTCAAGTCTTCATTTGCTGGGCTGCTCAAATTTCTTGAAATTGAAATTTTCTTAATTATCTCTTCTTTTGCTTCAGTTGTTATCGGAATATACACTGCCATCTGATCTCCATCAAAATCTGCATTGAATGGAGGGCATACCAACGGATGAATCTTGATAACTTTATCTAGTGTAATTAGTATCCTGAAACCAAGCATTCCGAGTTTATGGAGAGATGGTTGTCTGTTCAATACACAATACTCTCCATCAACTATCTCCTGACATACCTTCAGCAGTACAGGCGAGTCATTATCTATGCATTGATCCACAAAGTCAATTGCTTTATTCAACAATTTGAACTTTCCAAGTTGAATGATTCTTTTAGCAATTGGCAACTTAAATATTTCTAAGATCATCAAATATGGTAGTTTACATTCATCCAATGACAATGTTGGATCTGGAGTAATTACTGCTCTCCCTGAAAAATCAATTCTCTTACCAAGAATATTCCCCCGAATCAATCCTTCTTTCTTGGCCATTTTTTCAAGGATTCGTGTATATAATTCACTGACATCTTTTTGCAACTGTTTGAAATATGTATAATACAATGCTTTATCTCGGTGAATATCAACAATTGTATCTCTCATAATTTCTTTTTTCGTTAATATCTGAACATAATAACGATTAATTTTATCCATCAATTGCTTTGTTTCACCAGAGCTCTTTGAGGTTGGTCTTAGATCAGGAGGAAGAACAATAATCTGATCTACCAATAAATTGTTTATATTATTCTTGATCAGACTCCACTCTGTAATACCTTCCTCTAACATCATATCAGCATAGCCTTCAACGAGAACTCTTATCGCTTCCGCTCGTTCCCATTTTTCTGCATCTGACGGTATTTGATCCTCATTCAAAGTAACAGCGAAACCATTATCATCTGCGTATAAAACACTCTTATCGTTTCGCATTAAATCGTCAATTGCTTTCTTCAATATTTTACCGCCAATGTCTGCAAGAAGATCATAGAATAGTGGGTTGACAACAGGAATTGGCAATGTTATTTTTGCAAATCTTTTTCTTCTTGCATCACTGTTAATAATATCAACTCCACATTCGGAACACTTCCCACCTGATTTTGACACACCATGATATATACCACATTGGCATGTGTAATTTCTTACAGGTCCGAATATCTGCTCGGAGAATAACCCTTGTGGATGAAACTTCTTTTTACCGAATGTTTTTAGAGACGTCACTTCGTCTAAATTTTCACAAAATTTCTCATAATCTAATATCTTTGGCATAGATTATCTCCTTGGTTTAAATCTTTCCATCAGATATACTCCTATTGAATAAAAATGCTGCTGAATTTTTTCTGAGATCATTTTATCAAGATCAGGCATGATCTCTTTCACTATAACTTTGACATCATCAGCAGCTAACTCTATTTGAGAATTTCTGATGGCTTTGTCTACAATACGAGCGATTTCTTGCTCCAATAATGATGGTGGCTGTGGTCTCAGCTCAGTTATCTGAATCTTCTTTTTCATGAGATTCCTTTTCTTTCAACTTTTCTTTTAATCGACCAACTTTTTCATCAACTGCATCACTTGTCGTTTGTGCAGTTCTTTCAACCATTAGATTAAATACTTGTCTTGCAGCTTTCTTAGCTGATTCAACTATACTATCAATGACTGAATTTATTTCGTCGGTCATTTCTTTATCACTCAATCGTTTTTTCTCCATGCTCCTAACACCTCTTGTCTCTCGTAGTGAATTTCGTCCCAAGGTGTAAAATAACAATCATCTAGATTGAAGCAGGATAGCATGCTTGTTATCATATGTTTTGAATTGTCTGTCAATTCATGTTGTCTCAAACTATTTGGTATACAAAACTCGCCCGTCCTCGGAAATGCATTTGGATGGGGAGATTTTAACATAACCATGTCGATCTTTCCATTTACTGTCTTAACTGTATAACCACTTATTTCGAATTTTTCTGATAGCCTTGTGATCTTATAAATTTCTCCTTTAAAGATCAGCTTTTTTGGAATAATAAATTTCTTAATTTCATGATTTATTATTTCCATTATGCGGCCCCTGTCTCAGGAATTAATTCAATGTAAACAGCACTTCCTTCTTTGAAAACTGAAACAACAAAATGATTAAAATCTTTCTGACAAGCAACAACTGAAGACAATTGTTGAATTATATCTCTGCTATCTATCAATGTTTTTGCAGGAATTATTTTTTGTGCAATTGGATCTACTTTACTCCCTAAGAATATTGTCATATCCCTGCTTTTATTTGCGCCAAGAATCGGGACGATCTTATCTGGCAAATTTACAAACTTTTCTTCCCCTACTACATTATCATAGACAACATCACAGCAATAGTTGTCAATATGTTTTACACAATCTAGTTCGTATTTCTGGACTGTTTGACTGTCGATTAATCGATTGATTACACCATTTCCTATCATCATAGAGATTATTGATGCTGCATATCTAAGATCTTGTTTCGTTAATTCGGTGATATATCTACCTTGTTGTTTTGTTGAATAACTAACATTTTTTCTGAAATCACCCATTAAATATCTTGACGATATATAAAATCTTACATCAATTTCATTTTTTCGGTCATATGTATAATCACGACAATCGATTACTAGCCCTTCCGCTGGAAGTTTTGTTACTCCTTCAACATAACTTGCTTGAAATGCCCACACCTCAATATCACAATTTTGTTGAAGAATGATGTCTTTTAATGCATCAACTTTTGCACTTCCTAAATCAATTTGACGATAGATAGAATTTCTAAGATTTTTTTGCTCAACTATATCATCATCAATGATAATTAATCTTTCTATGTCGTCTAGATTGGCAATTGCATCTGCTGTGAATCCGCCGAGTGTTCCAACTCCGATTACAGTTACAGTATCAAATGCCACGTTGTAAAATCTCCTTTGATTTTATAGTTGGGGGACCGGAGTCCCCCAATGACTTCTATATTAGCATCCGGGTTCCTGTTGTGTAACCCAGGTACGTGGTGCTTCTGGTTGGCAGATTGGTTCTGTGAAGATACTGCACTCACGAAGAGCTTTCATTTCTTCTGGGCCAACTGCCTCCGGTAGATATTGTGATTTATATTTGAATAATGAATTCGTCAATCTTATCGGATAGCTTAGCGGAAGATTGAAATAATACTTCTTATATTTATCGCCCGGATTTTGAACTGTCCTGATTCTTGTTGTCGGGTCGATTTGTCTCAACTCTTCAGTTACAAGCTCTCTGAATGTGAGTTCATCATCAAAAGTTTTGATTTTCAATCTTCGTCTGACGAGTTCATCATCCCGTGCCGCTGCTCTGATTTTAAGATCATTCGTCTTATGGATTAAAGCCTTCAACGCACGACCGAATGCTTTTTGTTTACCCTTCTTTTTTGAGAATGAATCTTTTAGTGAACAAATGGCAACGCCACGTGCTTCAATTCTGCCCAAACGTGTATTGATGAATAGACACGCTGTGAATACATTATCCACAATTGGGCTTCTGGAACCATAAAAGGCGATCTTATCAACCCCATTTGCTTCCAGAATTCGATTTGTTTTTTCGTTCATACTTCCGCCTTTCTGAAGGGGGCCTGGCGACCCAGACCCCCTCAGGTTTTTATCCCTTTTTGCCGGCAGGCTTCAGGAACTCCAGATTATCGCCCGCTTGAAGGACGTAATCTTCCCCTACTTGCTTGCCGTTGACCAGGCCGGTGGAGAGGCGATCCACG